CCACCCAGAAAATACAAGAAAACACTGAAGGCGCGCTCAGTAAACTGTGGGAGATTGTTGCGCCACTGCAGACAGTACTTAGAAAACTGGGGACCAACACAGGTGCGGGTATCAAAATAGCCAACATGCTTTATGGGCGGTCCGGCGAGAAAGGGTTAGGATTTCTTCAGAAAAGCACACTTAAGATAAATGAGATAGAAAACGCTCTTGAAAAAGCTTTTGGTGATCTTACGTCTGACGGTTTTAAGAATGCAGCGGCAGAAGCTAGAAGTAGTAAGGCTGCGAACGAATTGTCCCCCGAGGCACAAAAAGTACGCGAGTTCCTAAAGACTTTTTACGATGACTACGTCTCGCAGGAAGAAAACACCGCGGTTGGTTTCCAAGAGGACTTTTTCCCAGTTCAGCTTGATTTTGACCTAATAGCCGCGGACCTCGAAAGTTTTGCAGAAGATATTGCTAAAGCACGCGGTGACATGACTGCGACACAAGTGAAAGAAGTTATTGTACAGGCGATGAACAACGCAAGGGTGTCTGCTGAAAATGTAGCAGAATCTCTGGTTGACGGGGTAGACCCCTTACAGACTGCAGAAGAATCAATTGAGCTCACAAAAGGCGTAGATAGAGACTTACTTAATAAGTACTCAAAACCGGCAGAGGCCGCTCTTGTTTCTTACCTTAGGCGGTTAGTGAAGCGAGTAGAGTGGAACAGGGCGACAAAATCTGGGGATAATACGCTTACCGCCGAGCTTGCAAAGCTGTCTACAAAAGATCAGGCAAAGGCCAAAAAAGCCCTTGGCGCGGTTCTAGGTTTCTACCCGCCTTTAAGCGAGGACATGCAGAAGCTATCAAGCGCAGCGCAAACCTTGCAGATATTTACAACGCTTAGTTTAGCGACTATATCCTCAATCCCAGAACTTGCTGCAGCTGTTGTTAACACGCGCGAGTTCTCGGGGGTTATGGACGGATTCAAGACCATAGCAGCTACTATAGTCGACCCCAAAGAGCGTTGGGAATTTGCTCGAGACATAGGTGTAATAGCAAACGACTCGCTGGCAAACGCTTTTATGAGCGAGTCTGATATGCAGTATTTGACACCTGCGGCTCGTAGCGCCGCTAATAAGTTTTTTGAGTACACAGGTCTGAACCTGTTCACTAAATTCACTCGCGTCTTTGCCTCGCAAATGGCGCTTAATTTTATCACTAAGCATGCGACCACCCCCACAGAGCGTTCGGTTCGCTACCTCAACGAGTTGGGTCTAGAGGCGGACGTTGTTAAAAAATGGGTATCAGAAGGGAAAGGATTTACTACCCCTACTGGATTGGCTGTGAAACAAGGTCTTCAGAAATTTGTGGAATCCACAATGCTTAGGCCGAACGCAGCGGAACGCCCAATATGGGCATCTGATCCGCGCTACTCACTTCTGTGGCAGCTAAAGTCATTCCCCTATTCCTATGGACAAGTGGTGTTAGGGGGCCTAACCCGCGAAATGAAAGCGCGCCAGCAGGAAGGACGAGCAGCGGGCAAATCAGGCGGTCAGATTATTACTCAAGATCTTGCTCCTCATATGGCGTTGTTCGGATTGGCGGTGCTGCCTTTCGCAATCTTGTCGCTTGAGCTTAAAGAGAAAACGAAGTACGCGGCGAAGGCCGTACTCCCATTCCGTGAAGCGGATGATTCAATTTTTAAGTCGGATAATATGGACTGGGGCTCGTATTTCACTGCTGCCTATGGCGGTGCCGGTGTGTTTGGCCCCTTGGCGCTTCTCACTAGTGCGCAAACAGATGTTAAGTGGGGAAAGCCCCCAGTAAGCGTGTTTGGCCCGACAGTTGACACGTTATACCAAGTCTTTATTCAAGGTGATTACGAAAGGGTAATTCCGTTTTATAACCAGTTCTAGGAGCTAGCTATGATTGACGCAATAAAAGGCAAGATTATGGGCGGAAAAGAAGCGGTAGTCAGTTGGGTAGTAGATATGCCACTTCAACAGCGGCTTAGCTATGTGGTCATCGGGCTTCTCATTTTTCATGTGCATTGATGGAGTAGGGGATGAACATCTTTAAACTGGTTGGTAAGAAATTTAAATTCGCAGTGATGCGTATGACTGAAGCCGAGGCTGCGGGCTTGGTGATGATGGTGGGCCTTCTTATCAGTGTTGTATCTGTAGCGGTGGTTCTATGAAGTTTAGTGCGATCAAAGGCATTGTCGGGGGTTTGGCTCCTACGTTGGGCGCTACGCTTGGGGGGCCTTTAGGTGCCACGGCGGGGAAGGTGCTTGCAGAGGTGCTTGGTTGTGACCCGTCAGCGAAGGCAATTGATGATCGACTTAGGCAAGCCACACCTGAGGATCTAGTGGCCATCAAGGAAGCCGAACTTAAATACGCTGCCAAGATGGAAGAGCTCGGCGTGGATATGTTTGAGCTTGAGACTATTGATAAACAAGACGCCAGACGGCACTTCGCAGGAGATTGGACTGCCAGAGCGATTGGTATCTTAAGTATTCTTGGGTTCATCGCGTATATTTTCACGGTGACCATTATGCCGCCCACAGCAAACTCAGAGACGATCGTGTCACTCGTGTTGGGTTATATGGGCGGAATGGTGAGTGCCGTAATAAGTTTCTATTTTGGTGCTAGCCAAGCACAGTCAAACCCAACGGAGGACAAATGAGTTTCGCCGCTAAAAAGCTTATTGAGTGGGAGGGGTATAGGCAGTTTGCCTACCGCTGCACTGAGGACGTATTAACGCTTGGCATTGGCCGCGTTGTCCAAGAAGGAAAAGGTCCTGGAATTAGCCTCGATGAGGCAACATATCTGCTGGAAAATGATATTAGCAGGGTAGAAGACGAGCTTAAGAAGGCATATGACCCTTGGTACTCGGCCCTTTCAGAGGGACGCAGGACGGTGTTGATCTCGATGGCTTTCCAGTTGGGTATGCGCGGATTGGCCGGATTTAAAATGGCGCTGGCTAGCTGTTCGGAAGGCGATTGGCAGGGGGCGAAAGAGCACTTTATGGACTCAAAATGGGCAAGAGAACAGACGCCCAATCGAGCGACTAAAGTGTGTGAGTTGTTAATTCAAGGCTAATTTATTTGTGTAAATGTATTAGCAATGCTAATATAATTGATACTGGGTGCTGCTATGGCTGAAAAAATTAAGCTGGTCCAAGGTGACACGTTACCTTCAATCAAGCTAACTCTAACAGACCCCACCGATGGGGTTGTACTCGATCTATCTGACGCTGGCACTGCGGTGAATGTGTATTTCCGCGCGGTCGGCAGCGACACAGTATTGTCTACTTTGGCCTGTTCTAAGATAGGCGGGGGTGTAGATGGTGAAGTGCGGTTCGACTTTACCGGCGGGGCTCTCAATGTCCCTGCTGGTCCTTACGAAGGTGAGATTGAGATTAACTTCGATGGGGCACTACAAACAGTTTACGACAAACTCAAATTCTATGTTCGTGAAGATTTTGCATAGCGGAGGCAAACTATGTCAGCAATGTCAGATTACCTAGAGAACTCTTTAGTAGACCAGATTTTCAGAGGTCAGACTTCTCCTACAACATCAACACTCTATGTGTCGCTTTTCACTGCGTCTCCTGACGATACCGGCGGCGGCACTGAGCTCTCCGGTGATGGTTATGATCGAGTGTCGGTCACGTCCAGCCTGACAGCTTGGGCTGGAACACAATCGAGTGGTAGCACGGCCGCATCAAGTGGCACAGGTGGTGCGACAAGTAACAACGTTGAGATTTCTTTCCCAGAGCCCTCGGCTTCCTGGGGCCAAGTAACATCGTTTGGTGTTCACGACGCTTCAAGCGGCGGAAACTTACTGTTTCACGGCTCTTTGTCTATCAACAAAACGATAAACGAAGGCGATACAGTTACTTTCCCCGCTGGTTCCTTAGCTGTCACGTTCGCCTAACTCTAAGGCCGAACTTAGATGCTGAATAGAGCGCGGTTTAATCAAGTATTATTCAATGGTGCTATCGGCTCCGTTGCAAAACTTGTTGCGCTTGCGGGAACGCTTGCGGTAAGCAGCGGTTATTCAGCAGAGCTTTCTAACAGTGTAAAAATTACCGGCGTTGTTTCGACTCAGGTCAGCACGAACGGGTCGCTGTTAAAGAAAAACAACTTATCGGGTGCCCTACTTAATACTGCTGGTAGTGACGGCAGTATTACCCTTGCGGCTCCACTGCAGGGTAGCATCACTGCCCCCGCGACCGTTGCTGCCGGCATTCATTTAGCCATACCTGTAGACGGCCGATCAGACCTCGGTGGCGCATCTGTTTCTGGATCGCTCGCGGGTAGTGTTACAAGCTCTGTGCCTCTGGCGGCTGCTGCGTCAGCGGTCGTTCTTACGTCTGCGGATGTAGAGCTCAGTAAGCCAATCGCCGCCGCGGTTGAGATCAACACAAGCACGGCCGGTGGATTAGGTCTCGCAGCAAACTTAAGCGGCTCCGCGGCAGGTGTACTTGGGGCCCAAGCAG